CAATCCAGCGCACGAGCAAGAAGCCTACGGCATTCAGGGCATCGCGCAGAAGCTGATGGCCGAATTTGCGCGGAGGATGGCATGAGCTTCGACTATCAGCGCATGGCGCAGACCGCAAAGCGCCTGCTGACGAAATTCGGTGCGCCTGCTGTCCTCAGCCGTGACGGTGGCGACGGCGCTTACAACCCGGCAACCGGCCAGGTTGAAGGCGGCGGCACTCAGACATGGGACTGCACTGCGGCCGTTCTGAACTACGACGCGAAGGACATTGACGGCAGCTTGATTCAGGCGGGCGATTCGCGCGTGCTGATCGCTCCAGATGTGGCCACCGTGCCTGAAACGGGCGATGTGCTGAATGCCACTGGCAAGACGCTGACGGTGGTACGTGTGGAGACGCTGGCACCGGCTGGCACTGTGTTGCGGTACGACGTGCAGGCGAGGGGCTGACATGGCCAGCTTGGGCGATCAGTTGAAGGCGTTCAGCGAAAAGACGAAGGCTGACATGGCGACGGTTGTGCGCAAGACGGCGTTCTCGCTCGGCGAATCAATGGTGGTCATGAGTCCGGTGGACACGGGACGATTCCGAGGCAACTGGCAGTACGGCGCTGACACGATCAACACCAGCACAGGCGGCGCTGACGACAAGAGCGGGCGCACTTCGTTGAATCGGATTCAAGCTGGCATTCGTGGCTGGAAGCCTGGGCAGACGATCTGGATCACCAATTCGCTCGTTTATGGGCCTCGTTTGGAGGCTGGGTGGTCAAAGCAAGCGCCCGCAGGTTTCGTTCGCGTGTCGGTTGCCAACTACCAGCAATACATCGCTGATGCGATTGCGAGCGTGAAATGAGCCAAGCCCGCATCCGCGCTGCATTTGAATCGCGCCTAGCCACATGGGCCGCGTCAAAGGCGCTGCCCGTTGTCTGGCAGAACGTGGGCGCAGGAAACATGACGGGCGATCACCTTCGCGCGTACCTGCTGCCAGCGCAGACGCTGAGCATGGATATTGCTGGCGAGCATCGCGGCTATCGCGGCGTGTTTCAGGTGAGCATCTTCACCCGCCCGAACATCGGTGCGAACCGTGCCGAGTCGCTGGCGCGTGAGCTTGATGAACTGTTTCCTGTGGCGCTGCGCATGTTGAGTGCTGGCCTGACTGTGCAAGTCATGACGCCGATGGCATCGCGCCCATCGATTGTCGAAACAGATTGGTATTCCGTGCCGGTGGACTGCCGGTATGGAGCAGAGGAATTCAAGGCGTAAACACGTCGAATAGATAACAGGACGGCCCGCTTCTCGCGGGCTTTTCTGTTTGTGCCCCGCAAGGGTGCAGGTAAGGCCGCTTCGAGGGAATCGCAGCGGCTTTTTTATTGCCCGCTTGGGCGCAATCGCAATATCCGAAAGGAAACTCTCAAATGGCTGCTCGACTCCCCGACGGTTCGACCGTCTCTATCGCCACCACCTACGGTGCGGCAAAAACCATTACGTCCATCTCGAACGCCAATCCGGCGGTGGCCACGGCTGCCGCTCACGGCTTCGCAAACGGCGATCTGGTTGTTATCAGCTCCGGCTGGCAGCGCCTGAACGAACGCGTTATCCGCGTGGCCAGCTCGGCTGCTGGCACCTTCAACCTTGAAGGCCAGGACACCACATCGACCCAGTACTACCCGACTGGCTCCAGCGCTGGCTCTGCCACTCCGATCTCCACCTGGACGCAGATTAGCCAGATTCTGGAATTCACCACCAGCGGCGGTGACCAGCAGTTCGCGAACTTCTCGTTTCTTGAAGAGGACTTCGAGCGTCAACTGCCGACCATTACCAGCGCGCAGTCGATCACCATCGGTATTGCCGATGACCCGTCGCTGCCGGGCTACATCGCGCTGAAAGCCGCGTCCATGACGCGCGCCAACCGTGCGATCCGCCTGACGCTGCCCGATGGCTCGACCATCTTCTACAACGGCATCGTTTCGCTGAACGAGACGCCCACCCTGAGCAAGGGCCAGGTGATGCAGGTTAACGCCACGTTCTCGCTGCAATCGCGCCCGACCCGCTACTAAACCAGTAGCGCCACAAGCCCGCTGTCCGAGCAATCGGCGGCGGGTTTTCTTTTGCCCCGGCTGAACACGTGCGGCCATCCATGGGGCTTTTTTGAAAACAAAGGGCAACACAAATGGCGAAGTTCAAATTCGGCACTCACCCGAAAACCTTTCACCACACGGTCAAGTTCAAGACCTTGGACGGCGTGCAGCAGGAAATGAAGGTTGAGTACCACTTTCGCACCCGCTCGCAGTTCGGTGAATTCTTCGACAAGATGCGCGACGAGGCGACGAAGGAGCGAGGCGGCGCCGAGCTGACAGACATGAGCATGTCGGAGATCATGGAGGCCACTCGTGCGAATAACGGCCAGTACATCCTGGGCGCTGTTGCGTCGTGGGAGCTTGAGGACGATCTGAACGCGGCTAATGCGCAGCGGCTGGCCGACGAATACCCGGCTGCCGCTGATGCAGTCATGGAGGCATACCGCAAGGCTTGCCTTGAGGGCAAGCTGGGAAACTGAGGGACACGGCCAAGGCCATTTACCGCAAGCAGGCCACTCGCGCCGAGCTTGCGGCGTTTGGCTTCAGGCCGGAGGACTACGCGCACGAACAGGTGTCCGTGTGGCCCGATAACTACCAGGCTGTCTCGACGTTCATCGAATTGCAGACGCAGTGGCGAGTGGGCGGCATGGGCAGTGCGACGGGCCTCGATTACGTGGCCGCTCTGGCAGTGATCAGAGAGCTGGAGCTTGAGAAAGACGAAGCCCGCGAGCTATTTCAGGACATTCGCGTGATGGAAGCCGCTGCGCTAGAGCAGATGGCCGAAGACCGCGATAACGACGAAACCAAGTAACCGCCTTCGGGCGGTTTTCTTTTGGATAAAACATGGCAGATGACATTGCAAGCGTCGGCATAAAGATCGAGACGCGCGATATTGATCGCGCGAACGTGTCTCTCGATACGCTGGCCGGGAAAGGTGTCGCTGTCGATAAGTCCCTCGGCAAGATTGAGGGCGCTGCTGCCAAGGCAGGGAAGTCGCTGGACAACCTTGGCCGTGGTGCGCAGTCTGCTGCTGGCATCGGTGATGTTGGAGCGAAGGCGCAGCATGCCGCGCAGGGCATCCGCGCTGTTGGTGACAGCGCCGAGAAAGCAGGGCGCGGCGTCAAGAGCATGGCCACGAGCATGGGCGGCTTCGGCGACGCGTTATCCGGCATTGCCATGAAAGCCGCTGCCGCTGCTGGTGCGTTTGTCAGCGTCAACAAGGCATTCGACGCCGCCGCGCAGTGGACTGACATGAGCAACCGCTTGAAGATGGTTGCTGACGGCACCGATGGGCTGGCTCGCGCTCAAGCTGAGGTGGTGCGGATAGCGCAATCCACCCGTGCGCCGCTGGAGGCCACGGCGCAGCTTTACCAGCGCATTGCACAGCAGCAGGACGCCTTGGGCATGTCCACGTCGCGCGTGGCCGGTGTGGTCGAAACCGTGTCGAAGGCGATGGCGCTGTCTGGCGTCAGCGCTGGTGCAGCGAATGCGGCGCTGGTGCAGTTCGGGCAAGCACTCGCGTCTGGCGTGCTTCGCGGCGACGAACTCAACTCGATTCTTGAACAGGCTCCCGGCTTGGCGATGGCGCTGGCCGAGGGACTTGGCACCACCACCGGCAAGCTGCGCGAAATGGGCGCACAGGGTCAGTTGACGGCTGACATGGTGGTGGGCGCGCTTGAGAAACAGGCGAACTCAATCAATCAGCAGTTCGACAAGATGGCTCCGACCATTAGTCAGGCGTTGGGCAACGTCAACACTGCATTCACGGCATTCGTCGGCAAGCTGGATGAAGCGACTGGCCTGACGGCTGGGCTTGCGCGCACGATTGACTTTCTGGCGAAGAACTTCGACACGCTGGCGATTGTGCTGGGCGGGACGGCCATCGTCGGCGCGGTGGCGGCTTTTGGCGGACTGACCGCCGTTCTAACCGGCGCTGCTGGCGCCGCTGTGCTCTTGGCTGGCGCGCTGTTGACGCCCATCGGCCTAGCCGTTGCTGCGGTTGCTGGCCTGACTGCCGCATACATCGTATTCAAAGACGAATTGAACGGCACTGGTGCGTCGGCGATCACGCTGGGTGACATCTTCGGTCAAGTCGGCAAGGTCATTGCAGGTGTGTTCGGCAGCGCGCAGGATGAAGCCAAAAAAACCGGCGATGCCAGCGCCGATGCAGCCGAGAACACTGTCGGCTATTGGGAAAAGGGCATCCGTGGCGTTGCTGCGCTGATGGACAAGCTCGCATCGGTGGTCAACGGTACGATGCTGGGCATCGGTCAAGCAATTGGCAACGTCGCCAGCGCAATGACTGACGTATTTGCCAAGGCCTTCAACTGGATTGCAGAGAAAGCCGAGTCGTTCATCAACAGCATTTCGCGCGGCGTCAACTCAGTGACGGGATTGCTTGGCGTAAATCCTATCGGCGCAGTGTCATTTGGTCGCGCGGCTGTCTCCGGCGTCAAGCTGGACGTAGGCGGCTCGTTTGATCGCGGCATGCAAATGGGTCAGTCATCCTATTGGGGAGACATGGCCGGCGGCTTCATTGACAGCATCCGCAGCCAGAAAAGCTCCGCAGCAGCGCAGGCGGCAGCAAGTGAGGCCGTACGCGCAGCGAAGGCGAACGAAGCCAAGACCACGCGCGAACTTGCGGAAGCCGAAGAGCGACTGGAGCAGCAGCGCATCAAGTCGCTGAAGATCGATAAGGAATACCAGCAGACGCTGAAAGACTTGGTCGCGCTGCGCGAAGCCGGGCGCATCAGCGAGGCTGAGTACGTCAAGAAAGTCGAAGCACTGGCGACAGCCACATACAAGGCAAGCGCCGCCGGTCAGGAAGCCGCGAAGTCAGCCAAGGATCGCAAGAAGTCCAGCGACGAAGCTGCGAAAGAAGCCGAGCGCGAGGCGAAGGCCGTCGAGTCGTTCATAGACAAGATCAAGAAGAAGATCGCCGCGCAAGAACTTGAGTTGAAGGGTGGCGAGAAGCTATCGCAGTCCGCCAAGCTGCGTCTTGATTACGAGGAAAAGCTGCGCACCGGCGCGCTGAAGATGTCGGTGGCTGAGAAGGCGCGAGTCGAAGTGATGCTCAAGCAGCACGAGGTGCAAGAAGCAGGCATCAAGCTACAGCAGGAACAGGCCAAGGCTTGGGAAAAGGCCAGCCAAGATTACGACAAGTATGTCCGCTCTATCGCTGACGAAGCCGAAAAGCTAGACGACAAGAACAAGGCAACGCGCGAAGAAATAGATGCGATGGGCCTTACCGCGCGCCAGCTTGCAGAACTGGAAAAGAAGCGCCTGAGCGCCACCATCGCGGCGAAGCAAGAAGAGCTATCGCTAATGGTGTTGGCTGGTGCGCGCGACGAAGAAGTGCAGGCCATCTTGCGCCAGATCGCCGCGCTTGAGGAGCGAAAGGCACTGATCGGAGAGAAGTCGCAGCAGCAGGAAATGCTCGACGCTCAGAAAGAGCAGTTGGACATGTGGCAGTCCATCGACAAGACTGCCCATGATGTATTCGTCAACATCTTTGAAGACGGCGCAGGCACCTTCAAGCGCCTTGGGCAGACGCTGAAAGCGGCCCTGCTTGACATGCTCTACCAGATGACCGTCAAGCGATGGATCATCAACATCGGCGCGAGCATGTCGTCTAACCCGGCGGCGTTTGCGCAGGCGATGGGCGGTGGTGGCAGCCTCGGCAGCAATGCGATGAGCGCCTACAACCTGTTCACCGGCGTGGGCGGGAACATGGGTGCGATCTCCGGGTTCTTCGGTGGCACGATGTCAGCCGCTAACGCTGCTGGTTCGCTGTTTGCAAACATGGGCGGCGCGGCCTTCTACGGAGACGGCCTCTCTGCCTTGCTGGCAACCAATGGCGCTTACGGTACGGCGGGCTCTGGCATCGGCAGCGCCATGGCTGGCGCCGGCGTCATCGCCCTGCCACTCATCGTCGGGTCGTTGTTCGAGAAATACGGTAACAGCAGCGAGCGCATTACAGGTGCCGCCACCACTGGCACCAATCGCCCTAGCGTCAACATCGGCTCTGGCTCTTATGACATGCTCACCGGCAACCTGCCTGATCGGCAGGCGTTGATTGATCGGCTGGTGGGCTACGGCGCCACCGCCGCCGATCTGGACAAGCTGAACGACCGGCTGCTTTACAAGCTTACGGTCAACGCCGGGATTGAAGAGTCCATGGGGCGCGAGGGCGGTCCGATTTACAACTGGCGCAACTGGATCAAGGACAACGCCGACCTTCCCGACTTTTATAAAGGCCCGGGCTACGCTAACCCCGAGGCCCTTGGTTGGTGGAGCAACGACTACTACAACGGTAAGGTTGGGGCGGTCGCTGGCTATAACGCCCTGTACAGCGATCCCGCTATTGTCGCCGCCAGCCGCCAACTTGCCGAGAGCATCGTCCAGCCATTCAACCTGGTGTCCAAGGCGCTGGGCGAAACCGCTGAATACGCCGCCGCCGTCGGCTTCGCGTTCGACCCCGACAAGAAGAACAACAAGTGGTGGGCGGGCATGTCCATTGACCGCGATGGCCAGAGCATTGCGGAATTCGGGCGTCGCGAAGGTGGAGGGATTGATGGGACGTACAAGACACAGGAAGACGCCCTACGCGCCATGTTTAAGTCGGCGTTGGGAGCATTCAATGAGCTTGACCTGCCCAACTGGGCGCGCACGAAGGTAGAGGCCACGCAGGCGGAATTAGACAAGCTCAGCGGCGAGAAGATGGGGGAGGAAGCTGCTGCGCTGTATCAAAAAGCCGCCGTAGAGATCGCCCAAACGATCTCTGCTATTCAAACCCTGATTAATGTATTCCCGGACTTTTCCTCGGCGACTCAGGACTCGGTTCATGCGCTTGGCCTCGCTATGGGGGGCCTTGATAATCTGGCCTCGTCGTATCAGTCCTACCTACAAAACTTCTACACAACAGGGGAGCGTAACACCTACGTCGTCAAGCAAATGCAAGAGGAGCTTGACAAGGTGAATATGTCCCTCCCTAGCACCAACGCGGCGTTTAGGGACTTGGTGGAGGCGCAGGACTTGAACACCGAAGAAGGGCGCAAGGCGTTCGCGGCGTTGATGAACATCAGCACGGCCTTCGCAGAAGTTTACGGCACCGCTGACGCCGCCGCTGGCAGCATCGCCGGCCTGGGCGACGAGCTGGCCGCGATGGAGCCCATCGTGTTCGGCGCCGCGTCAGACCTCGCCAGCGTGATCGAGCAGGGCCTGCTGGGCACGCTCACCGGCGCACAGCTGGGCGAGCAGATGGCCGATGTGGTGATGCAGGGGATGTACTCCGCCATCGCCGGCGGGTTCAGCCAGCAGATCACGGCGCTGATGGTCGAGGGCGTGCTCAACCCCATGATCGCCGCCGCGATGACCGGCGCCAGCATGTCGGATGCCGTCAGTCAGGCCGCGATTGACCGCGTAATCCAGCATGCGCAGGCCGCCGCCGCCGCCATCAACGCCGTGCTGAGCGACCCCGGCTTCCAGGCCGCGATCCAGCAGGTGCAGGCCGCCGTCGGCTCGATCAGCGTGGGCATCCAGCGGCCCGAGCCTATCTACGACAGCTACGCCGCGCAGAACGCTCTCGCGCTCGCCGCCCAGCGCGAGGCAGAGCGCATGGCCGACGAGGCCCAGCGCCTGGCGCAGCAAGCCGCCCAAGAAGCCCAGCGCGCCGCCGACGAAGAAGCCCGCCGCCAGCAGGGCATCATGAACGAGCGCCTGGGCCTGACCAAGCAACTGCTGCAGTTGGAAGGCAACACCGTCCTGCTGCGCCAGATCGAATTGGAAGCGCTCGACCCGTCCAACCGCGCGCTGCAGCAGCGTATCTGGGCGATTGAAGACGAAACCGCTGCCGCCGAAAAATACAAGTCGGCGCTGAAGGACGCGCAAGACTTTTTGGGCGGTTTCACCAAGAACATCGAAGAATTCATCTTCAAGGTATCTCACGCCCAGGCCGACGCGCAGCAGAGCTACCAGATGGCGGCGGCCAAATTCACCGCGCAAATGACGCTGGCACGCGGCGGCGACCGCGACGCCATGAACGGCATTACGGGTTACGCCGACACGCTGATCGGCAGTATCCGCCGCGAATCGACCACAGGCGCCGAGGCCAACCTGCGCATCGCCCGCGTGCTGGGCCAACTGGCCTCGCTGCCCAAACAGATCAGCGCCGAGCAGTTGATCGTGGATGCCATCGTCAACGCCAAAACCTCGTTGGAGACGGTGCTGAGCACCAACTTCGCATCGCTCGACGCCAACGTCGATGGGCTGCTGACGGCCGATGAGCTGGCCGCATCGGGCCTGGCCACCAACACGCAGATTTCGGCGCTGATGGCGCGCGTGGATGCCAACGGCGACGGCATGATCAGCAAGCAGGAGCTGGCCAACAGCCGCCTGCAAACGCTGGCCACCGAGCAGTGCACCACCAACACCAACCTGGGCAACGTCACCAGCGCACAGAACTCGACCAACTCGTGGTTGAGTCAGATTCAGATGGCTGATGTGGGGTACTCGCTGTCCAACATCAACGCCATCAACAGCAGCACCAGCGCCACCGTCGCCGCCATCAACAAGACCAACGCGCAGATTGGCACCTTCAACCGCAATTACGACAACCCCGTCACCGCGCAGTTCAGCGCCGATTCCCCGCTGTACAGCATTTTCAAGGGCATCGACGAGACCAACACCTGGCTGTACAAGCTGCATGGCCTCAGCACCGCCTCCATCCTATACTGGATCGCACTGATGGACAACCATAGGCCCGTCACCGTCACCTCGCTCAACCGCATCCCCGCCGACGGCACTGTTTTCGCCGATGGCGGCTACACCGGCCCCGGCGCCAAGTGGCAGCCCGCAGGCGTGGTGCACAAAGGCGAGGTCGTTTGGAGCCAGGCCGACGTGGCCCGCTGGGGCGGCCCCGGCATTGTTGACGCGCTGCGCCAGGGCGCACCCGGCTACGCCGATGGCGGCCCCGTGGCCGTGCGCGTGCCGCAGATTTATGTGCCGCCAGTGGGCCGCAGCAACGAAGAGACGCAGGCGCTGCTGCGCGAAGTGCTGGCCGAGTTGCGCGCCCAGCGCAGCGACGACCGCGCCCGCCACAGCAGCCTGGCCGAACCGCTGCAGCGCATGGATCGGCGCGGCGCCAAGTGGGATCGTGACGGCCTGCCGGCCGAGCGCACCAACGAGGCCATCGCATGACCACCGGACTCAAAGTCATCAAGTCCATCAGCATGACCGACGCCATGCTGGTGGGCACCAACGTGCCCGAAAACGAGCACCCCACCTACAACGCCGGGGCCACCTACGCCAGCGGCGCGCGCGTCATCCTCAAC